GATATCCAAGCAAAAGGCGAAAGCGAATCTTGCACAAACTGAGGCAGAGAGCAAAGCAGAGATAATGCGGACAGCCGCCACCCACGACAGCAAGTGGGAACTCATCATGGCGGAGTCCACTAAGTCCAGCCTACGTGACGAGTTCGTCACGCTGGTTGTTCTAATACCTGTTATAATGGTCTTCATTCCTGGTATGGAAGAAGTAGTGAAGAACGGGTTTGATAGGTTGAACGAGCTACCTGAATGGTATCAGTATCTCGTTTACATAGTGTGTCTTTCAGCGTTGGGGCTGAAGGGTTTTGATAAGTTCAAAGGAGGACGGAAAAAATGAGCACAGCAGATTTAACAGACAACGATAAGGATGCCATCAGAGATATCTATCGCTTCCACAAGCAGCGTAATGGTGGTTGGCCTGACCAGCAGCAGTATTTCGATAACGGTAAACGGTATGCTGTAGACCTTGAGGGAAATCAACTACGTGTCTGGTTTATTGACGAAGATGGTGATAAAGTAGACGACATAGTATTAACGACACCTGTGATATGACAATAGCATTTGAGAAGATACTAGCCTGGAAGCTACTGCCGAGATTCATGATGTTCGTCATGACTTACATGTATATCGAGGTACTGTATTGGTTTATGGCGATTCCTCAAGAGTCTGTGACATCACAAGCCACTGCCCTGACTGCAACTGTCACGGGTGCCATGACAGGTAGTTTTGCTATCTGGTTAAACACGGAGAAGTAGTATGAGTATGTTCTCAAAAGCATTAAGAAAACTAACAGGCGGCAGAGGTGGCGGTTCGGCTTCTCCTGTGGCTAACGCATTAGGAGTAGCACCGTCACTCCCTAGTGGAGGTTTGTTTGGAGCGGGTAACGCTTCTGGCATAGTTGAGATGCTGAAGCAGTACGGCGGAATGAAAGGCCCTGGTGGACAGCCTGTTATGCCATTGGGACAAGGTCTCCCCGCACAAATGATGCCACAACAGGCTCCTCAAAAGTTTGGTCCCGCTAGTTATCTACCATTTGGCACGGGCGGCGGCGGTGGAGTAGCACAGCCTATGATGGGGCCTGCTGCCCCTATCACTGTGGCGGAACAGGCAAGCCCTGCACTTGAGGCCAGCATGTCTGCTTTGCCCGCTGCAATCACATCTGTGATTGGAGAGTTGGCAGAAGGCATGGATGAGGATGATGACGCTCTGGACAAGGTCGATCAGTTTGCTGACGATATCGGGGTGGGCTTAGAAGAAGCTACAAGTATCATGGAACAAGCACAAATGCCTACAGGCCCTGGGGCGGAGATGGCACAACAGTTTGCCTATGGTGGCACCGTTCCACAGCAATATGCTGGCGGCGGTTCTGTTCTGTCTCCAGACATGTTAGCAGGGCTAGGCTCTATGTTTGGAAGGTATCTGAGATGAAGGTAGAAATAAAAATCGTACCCGATGGGCTAGACTTAGCCACTGCCATTCAGGACGGAACTCCTGTAGACAAGATGCAAGATGCTTGTCCTATTGCTACGCAAGACGTTGAGACGAACGAAGAGAACATGCGTTATGCGAAGAAGGACAACATGTATGGCCCTGCCATCAACCCAGAAGAAAGCTGTGGTAAGTGCGCTGCTTTCAACATCACACCTGAAATGCAGCAGTGCATGAAGGATGAGAGTGGGGATGTTGGCTACTGTCAGTCACTCAAGTTCATGTGTTCAGCAAGTAATACATGTTCTGCATTTGTTGCGGGTGGACCAATGACAGAGATGGGCGAATAAGTGGAAGTCGTAGATTTTATAAGTCGATATCAAAAGATATTGAAAACTCGTATAGAAGACGTTAGTGTGTCTATAACCACAGGTAGTGTTTCAGATTATGAGGACTACCGCGCAAGAGTCGGTGAAATACAGGGTGTCACCTATGCTCTTGAGGAACTTCAGACCCTGCTAGAAAAGGCGAAATATAGCGATGACTTTGATAGTCCCTGACTACGTCCTAGCCCAACGGCGGGCTAAAGAGAAAGCCGAGGCGGAAGCCAAAAACAAATCCATCACAGAAAGAGTTCCTCAACCCACTGGCTGGCGTATCCTTGTCATGCCTTACATGGGTAAGGAAAAGACTGAGGGTGGTATCTACGTCCCCGATCAAGTTAAAGAGCGTGAGCAACGTGCTACTGTCGTAGCTTATGTCGTCAAGGTAGGTCCTCTGGCTTACACTGACGTGGATAAGTTTGGCGAGGAGCCGTGGTGTAAAGAAGGCGATTGGGTATGTATCGGACGATACGCTGGTTCTCGTTTTCAAATCGAGGGCGGCGAAGTGCGAATAATCAATGACGATGAAGTCATTGCAACCATCATCGACCCAGATGATATCAAAACGTATGGAGCGAAATAGTGTCTACCAACGCAGCCGAAGAGATAGAAATCATTAAAGAAGAAGATGAGACTGAGCAGCAAGAGCTTCAGCTTGAAGTACCAGCAGAGCAGGGGGATGAACCTGTTCTTGCGGAAGACGGTGCGAAAGAAGAAGAGCTTCAGCAGTATTCAAAGAAAGTACAGCAGCGGATATCAAAGATAACCCAGAAGTACAGAGATGAAGAAGCCCAACGTCAGGCGGCAGTAGAGTATGCTGAAAATGTTAAGAGAGAGAATGACGAACTCAAGGCTCGTCTTAACAAAGTAGATACTGCTTATACTACAGAAGCTGAGACTCGGATCACTTCACAGATTGAACAGGCGAAGGTAGCCTACCAGCAAGCGTATGATGCTGGTGATGCCAATGCTATGTTTGAGTCACAAAAGATTCTTAGCAAGTTAGCTATGGATCAGGCCAGAGTTGAACAGGCAAAGGTAGAAGCAGAGACCGCTGCAATGCGCCGTGAGCAAGAAGTGGAGCAGCCTGTACAACAACCTGTACAACAGCAGCAAGCTCAACCAGACCCTCGTGCCGAGGAATGGGCACAGAACAATGAGTGGTTTGGCACTGATCAGCCAATGACATATGCGGCATTTGGTATCCATCGCCAACTTATAGAGGACGAAGGGTTTGACCCGCAGTCCGAAGAGTATTATACTGAAATCGACAATAGGATTCGCCGTGAGTTTCCGCATAAGTTCCAGGAGACTCCGAAGAGTTCAGGACCCAGAGTCGCTTCTGCTGAGTCCAGTGCTTCTAAAGCACCGTCAGGAAAGGGGCGCAGAACAGTCAAGCTGACTCCATCGCAAATAGCGATTGCAAAGCGGTTGAATGTTCCGCTGGAAGAATACGCTAAATACGTAAAGGACTAAGGAAATGACTGATTCTACAAAAAGAGTTACACGAGACTCACAAACTCGTGCAAAGTCCACACGGCGCAAGCCGTGGGCACCGCCTTCAAAGTTGGAGGCACCAGAACCGCCTGCTGGTTATTCACATCGTTGGATCAGAACATCACTACGTGGTGAAGATGACAAGATGAATGTGGCTACCAAAATGCGGGAAGGATGGGAACCCGTTCGTGCTGACGAGTATCCCGATCTCAAGGGTAGGTATCCTACCATTGAAGACGGCGAACTGGCTGGTACAATCGGAGTGGGCGGGCTGATGCTTGCTCGTATCCCTGAAGAAACGGTAGATGAGAGAACTGAATATTTTCGGGAGCAGACCCGCACTCAAATGGATGCCGTAGATTCGAATCTGATGAGGGAACAACACCCCTCTATGCCTATTCATAACGATAGGCAAAGTCGTGTATCATTTGGTGGTAAGGATAAAAACTAACCACGTAACCTTTTTGGGAGAAAAGTATGCCTAATACTAATGTAGGTTTTGGCTTAAAGCCACTTTCCCATGTTGACATGGGAACAAATGCATACTTCATCGACAGTGCAGCTTCTGCGATCTACCAAGGTTCTCCAGTGATTGCTACAAACGGCGGTGAAATCGCTGTTTCTAGTTCTGCTTCTGGTGACACTTTGAAGTTCGTAGGTGTTTTCGCTGGCTGTGAGTATGTGTCTTCAACAACAGGGAAGAAAGTCTTCTCTAACTATTGGCCTGGTTCAGGTGCGGACACAAACTTCGACATCATCGGACACGTGTACGACAACCCTACCCAGCGTTTTGTAATTTGCACAGACGGTACAATCACTGACCGTGCAACTGCAATCGCAACCATCTTTGAGTTGGCAGAAGGTTCTGCTGAATCAGGGAAAGGTTTGGCAGACGGTAGTACAACCACTGGTATCTCAGCCGCTCAGTTGGACATTTCAACTGCTGACGGAGCCGACCTCTCTCATCCATTCAAGATCGTAGGTATCTTGGACGATGAAGAGAATCAGGACTTCACTGCTGCTGGCATCCCAATGATTGTGATGATCAACAACCATGCGCTTGCAGCGGGTAACGCTGAAGCGACAGTAGCGTAAGGGAGGCTAGATAATGGCTATTTCAAGAGCACAACTCGCCAAAGAACTAGAGCCTGGTCTCAACGCTCTGTTCGGCATGGAATATGGTCGGTACGAAGGCCAGCATGCAGAAATCTTCGACACAGAGTCATCAGACCGTGCATTCGAAGAAGAGGTCATGCTGTCAGGCTTCGGTGCTGCTCCAGTGAAGAACGAAGGTGCGGGCATCAGCTATGATGACGCAAACGAAGCATACACTGCTCGTTACAACCACGAGACAGTGGCAATGGCCTTCTCAATCACTGAAGAAGCTGTAGAGGACAACCTCTATGACCGCCTAGCAACTCGCTATACACGTGCCCTGGCACGTTCTATGGCACACACTAAGCAAGTCAAGGCTGCTGCAATCCTGAACAACGCATTCTCTGCTGGCGCAAATGCTGGCGGTGACGGTGTTGCTCTGTGTGACGCATCACACCCACTGACTTCAGGTGGCACATTCGCCAACGAACCATCAACCGCTGCTGATCTGAACGAAACTTCTCTGGAAGACGCACTGATCAACATCGCTGGTTTCGTAGACGAGCGTGGTCTTACCATTGCTCTGCGTGGCATGAAGCTGATCATTCCACGTCAGCTACAGTTTGTTGCCGAGCGTCTCATGGTATCAAACCTTCGGGTAGGTACAGCAGACAACGACGTAAATGCATTGCGCTCAATGGGCATGCTTCCAGACGGTTATGTAGTCAACGACTTCCTAACTGACACAGACGCATTCT